CGGATTCGATCGATGATCCTGGGTGGCTCCAAGGGGATGTTTCCTGCTCGCATCCGACTGCCCGGGGGCGCCCCCCCGTTGGGTATCTTTCCTCTCGGCATCGTGTACCTGTGATGCTTCGGCTTGTTGCGTTTGGTTTTCGGGATTTTGACCACTCGCTACTTCAGATAAGTCGTTTTGGATAGGAGCCGCCTCTACAGCTCGTAATTCACCTCTCAACACAGCCGGAACCTTGATGGGCTGTTCCGGTATTTGGAGGGCGGGCATGCTCTCTATTGGTCCCTCGTACTCGTCGAGCGCCAGGCAGTATTCGCGCAAAACATCGGCATCTAGGCCGGTGTCCTGCGCAATAATGCCAAGAGCATGATCCTTGTCCTCCACCTGTGGCCAAGGTGCATCACGGAACCTTTCGGTCCGGGCCCAGTACGGAACGTCCTCCATTTCAGCTGTCAGCACTTGGTCTGACAGTGGGGCATTCCGCACCCAGCACCTTGCCCAGTTACTGATCACGGGCGTTTCTGGATCAGTAACCAGATACCCTTGACATTTTCGGCGCCCCGCCAGATAGATATCTGATGTGGAGTCGATTGTCGTGTGTATCTTGAGCAATGTTCGCATTGGGCTTTGCATTGAGGCGGCAGTGGTCCAAGGGTCAACGAAGACTCGGGAATAGAACGAGACCCAATCTCCCGGTCTCGCTCGTTTGTCGACTTTGAGCACCATCCCCATGTTGGCAGCGGAAATGGCAAACTCTCGATCTGTTGCTAGCGGTGGGTGAACGCCGTCGTCACCTCCAATTAGGCCTATAGCGCCGAAGGCTTCTTGTGGTGTTAGTTTGGCCCAACGGGCGACGGCATACGCAAAGAAGGCATGGATGATTGTGTTTCCATCGGTTGTTTGGGGTGAACCGGACAATCGGGATGCACCAGGATAGTACTTCATGGTTTTCTCACCCGACCCGATCATCGCCTTCGGGTTGATCTCTCTCATCAGCAGGTCACCAATCTCCTCCTTGTACTCCGCTCGAGCCCAAGACACATAGATGGGGATCACCAGATTATAGTGAAGCCAGTTGGTCACATGTCCATCGAAACGACTAAAGTCAGTTGCCACTAACTCTGGCCATCTCGCCGCCATCTCTTGGATTCGATCCGCAATCTGCTCGGGGGTCATACAAGGCGCAAACCACTTCTGCTTCTTCAACACTTGCTCCTTGAAAGCAAGTGTGAAAGAAGAAAGGCTCAACGTGTGTGAAGTGGGCACAGATGAGATATTCCGGGGATCGTTCACCGTCGAATATGCCTCAGATTTGATGAATGCTTTGACAAGCAGCTTGTCGAGCGTTGGATGC